AAGTGAGCTAAAAGAAAACCAAGAAAAAGGAAGTAGTTATGCCATACGGCAAAGGTACATATGGATCTAAAATAGGTAGACCTAAAAAGAAAAAGGGTAAAAAGAATGCCAAGGCTAGGAAAAAGAAGTAAAACAAGATTAGAGGGAGTCGATGAAAGATTGGTACATCTTCTTACTGAAGTATGTAAATACTTTGACATCACGGTTATTGAAGGAAAACGAAGTCAAGATAGACAGAACGAATTGGTGGCTCAAGGAAAAAGCAAAACCAAATTCGGAAAACACGTATTGGGAATGGCGGTAGATATAGCACCTTACGATCCTACGGTAAAAGGAAAGATAGATTGGAATGCTAGAGATGATTTTCATTACATGGGTGGCTGGGTTATGGCTATGGCAAATAAACTTGGGTATAAAATACGCTGGGGTGGAGACTGGAATGCCTCTTCTATGTTCAAAGGACAACGCACAACCAAGGACAATTCTTTTGACGACTTGGTTCACTTTGAGTTATTAGACTAATGAAACGAGCTATTGTTATACCAGATCAACACTTTCCTATTCATGACGAGAAAGCTGTGGATATAGTGTTACAGGCTATTGAGCATATACAGCCTGAAATCTTTATTAACTTAGGAGATGTTGGTGAATGGGAATCCGTTTCTGCATGGTGTTTTAAAGGAAAAAGATTACCCAATCTAGAACATCAACTTATTAACGTAGATAAAGAAATTGAAGAGGTTAATGCAGGAATAGATTTGTTTGATAAAATCCTGGATAAAGTAGACTGTAAAGAACGCTATATCCTTGCAGGAAATCACGATGAGTGGTTGGATCATTTTGTAGATAAGCATCCATATTTAAAAGGATATAATTTTAAAGAAGCTTGTAAATGGAAAGAAAGAGGATATAAGTATTTTCCGTACAATAAACCATTAAAAATAGGCAAACTTAATTTTATACACGGAGCATATGCTACTACGTATCATGCTAAAAAACACTTAGAAGCTTATGGATCTAATATTGTATATGGCCATACGCATGACATACAAAGACACAGTTTAACAAAATTAGATTCAGGTACAATAGCAGCATGGTCTATGGGATGTTTAAAAGATATGTCTCCTAGAAAAAATAAATGGTTAAAGGGCAGATTACATAACTGGAATCATTGCTTTGGTATTGTCACATTTTTTGATAAACCTAAAGGCAATTTTCAAATGGAACAGATTGAAATACTAAACGGCAAATGCACATTCTGGGGAAAAGAGTTTTATGCCTAAACGTATTTTACAAATAAAAGATTTTAGCGGTGGAATCAATACGTTAAAAGACCCTGCAGATATTGCTGATAATGAATTGGCAAATATTGAAAATTTAAGTGTCAAAACACAAGGGTCTATTACACCTGCTTATTTAAATACAGATGCTTCTAACAATAAAATAAGTGGATATAACAATAATACCATTGCTACCATAAACGCAGGATACGGATTAGGGTATTTTGAAACAGATCATGTACGAGATCCAGTTACAGTTACACAAACAAGTAGCATTGGAGGGGTATATACAGTTGGAGATGGAGCTATTTCAGGCGGTACAGCTAGAACTGGGTTTGCAGTATATAGGCATAATACAAGTGGTATTTATAAAGAAATTGAATATAGAATTACCAATACACAACAAGATTTAGCAAGTTCATTTCCGATTGGTACTATATTAAAAATTGAAGCAACAGGTTTTCCAATTGGGAATGGTATAACAACATCAGGTCAAGGTATTTATTTTGTTGTAAATCATAATGGAAATAATATTATTGTAGATCGTCAAATTAACATGCGTGTTGATACTACTACAGCAAATTTTTGGGGAGGAACATTAACAGGAACTTCATTAGGAGATCAAGTAATTTTACTTTCTAATCCTGCAGATCATAAAATTGATGTGTATTCAGCTAACTCATCTTCAAATTGGCTAAATGATGCTATTACGTTACGTTCTGATGCAACAAATATAACATCAAAAGTAAAATATTATAAAGTAGAGGATGAAATACGGTGTTGTGATACTGCAGATAAAAACGATTGTAAAATTCAATGGTACGGTTGGATACAAAGAAGGCATTTTGAGGTTTCAGGAAATGGATCTTCAACTGATACAAATACTTATACAGGTTATTATTCTAAAGACAATACATTAGCTCCTCCTACAGAAGATGATTTAACCAGTGCTTCTACAGCTTCACCTGCTAATTTTACTACGTACCCTAATAGTGCAGGTACAGGTTTTGAGTTTAATATTATTACTCATACAGATGTAGATGGAACAATTTCTGCAACAACTTATGAATTGGCTTCTACATTTATTTATGATGGCAATCAAGAATCTTTACCGTTTAAGTACGCTAATACTCATACAATAGCAAATGAAAATGATTTATGTGCTTTATCATTAAACGTAAGTGCAAAAGGGCCATATGATCCACGTATATCAGGAGGTAGAATTTATATTCGTGAGTTAGGTACAGATTCAGAATACATTATGCTACTAGACATTGATTTAACAAAAGGATGTAGAACAAAATTTTCAGATGATTATACTGAGTGGCATGATGCAGGTAGTAGTCAATATAATTGTCCAACTGCAACAGCTACTGCTAATTTTGAAGTTACCGAATTTGGTTTATTAACGTATGAAATTATTAACGGATTTTCTTCTAGTATTTTTAGTAACTATATAGGAGACCAAGGGGAATATTGGAAAGATTCTGTTGTTGCAAATAATAGAGTATTTGTTTGCAATGTAACTATAAAAGATGAAAACACAGGTATAGATAAAGAAAACGCTACTTTAAAAAAATATTCTGACAGGATTATGTATTCTATGCCCAATCGTTTTGACACATTTCCATATCATAATTATATTGAAGCCTCTAAAGGAGATGCAGATGTATATACAGCAATAGATTCTTATGGAGACAGATTGCTTGCATTTAAAAATCGTAGTGTAGATATTATCAATATTTCTTCACCAGATGATGCAAATTGGTTTTTAGAAGAAACAAAACAATACATGGGAGTAAGTTGGCATGAAGCAGTAAAACGTACTCAATATGGATTGTTATGGGTAAATGAACAAGGTTTGTTTTTATACAACGGTAATCAAATAATTAACCTAAAAGAAAACAAAATTGATAATGAAACTTGGATTGCTTTTGTTACATCTACCTCTGCTATATTGTACGATGAAAAATCATCTCTTGCTTATATTACAAGATCGTATGCAGGTTCTGGAACTGGATATACTGTTGATTTAAAAAAAGGTACTTTTGTTAAGACTACTAATTTTTTATTGGTAGCAAACAATGCATCTAATTCTGTTGATACAGAAGACAATGTTTTAATTGCATATGATGCTGGTAGCAGTATTGATATATATCAATTGTATCGAACTGAAGTAGCAAACATTTGTGATTTTCAAACAAAAGATTTTGATTTTGGAGATCCGTCTACTTCTAAAAAAGTGTATGCAATTTATGTTACGTATAAATCCGATGGTGCATTAACTAATTATTTTACATTAGTAGAAGACGATGGCACTTCTCATTCATTAAGTGGCACAATTGCTGCTTCTTCAAGTAATTATGCAACCGTTAAGCTTACTCCTAGCTCTCCTGTAACTTGCAATAAAATATCGGTTAAGTTTGATTCAAGTAGTAATTCTAGAAAATTATTTATAAACGATATTGGTATTGAGTATAGATCACTAAAAAAGAGAGCTGCTTAATGGATCGCATAGCAAGATTTATACAAAACAAAAAACAAAATAAAATACAACAAGTTAGAAATCAGCCTTCTGTTAATTCTATGCGTGAAGGAGAAGAAGTTTTGTATTTACATAAGAATGGTCAATTAATGCGATATAGAAAACAACAAAGTAAACTATGGAGCACACCTATGTCTACTGATGGAAACTTTTATATTGAAAAACAATTAATATCAGATTCTATTCAATCTAATGCTATACATGGTAATCAAGTATATGCTCATAACTTAATATTTACTCAAGGAAAAGACTTAACAATAAGTAGCGGTGCAATAACTATTACTCATTCTCTTCATAGAATAGATACACAAAGCAGTGCTTCGTCAGACAATTTAGATAATATTAACAACGGTAAAGAAGGACAATTATTAATATTAAAAACAACAAATAGTTCTAGAGATGTAACCATTAGACATGACGAAGGAAACATATATACCAATGGAGAAAATGATATTGTATTAAACACAATTGAAGATACAGTAATGTTATTTTATTTTGGATCAAGTTGGTATCAAATTTTAAAATCAGATTCAGGAGCATAGAGAGGATATTATGTCATTAGAAAATTTATTTTTACAACAACAAATGGGTGAAACTCAAAGAAGGATAGAGGCTAAACAAGCTGATGAACAAAAACGAAGAGAACGTGCAGGATTATTTTCATCGTTTGGTGGAGGTATTGGTGGACTCTTAGGTGGACTGGCAGCAGGTGCTTTAACGGCTGGTACAGGTGGTTTAGCAGGAGCTGCTTTATTAGGATTAGGAGCTACAGGTGGATCTTTGTTAGGTGCTAGAGCAGGTTTAGAATTAGGGGACGGTAGACGTGGTGATGCTGTAAGTCTAGGTAAAAATGTAGATATGCTAACTGGAAAAACAAAAGAGTTTGGTCAATCTATTAAAGATAGATATAGAAGAGATATTGACAATTTTCAAAGATCATTAAATACAAACATATTAGGACAAGCAGTAAACACAGGTTTAAAAGCAGGAGCATTTGCATTTGCAAATCCAGCTTTGCAAAAAGGATTGGGTAAAGCTAGAAATTTTATATCTGGGAATCAATTGCCAACACCAGCAACAGCAAATATAGCAGGAGCACAAGCATATCAACCTGCAGGAATGGGGTCAGATACATTGATAGGGCCAGCTAGAGCTATGCAAGCTCCTATGCAAGGGCCTATGCCTGTACCACCTACTACGTTACCAACTCCAGCAGTAACAACAACCCCTACAATGAGTATACCTACACCTGCTATGAATACAGCAGTAGGTAGTACAACTGCAGTAGCACAACCTAATAATTTTTTAAACATGGTATATGGGCCACCTAGGCCACCTTCACCATCTAATTATGTATCAGATATTTTTAACAGTATGATAGGAGTTCAATAAAATGCATAGACCAGATCATATTATGGATGCAGGAAGATCATTAGAAACAGATAATCTTGCAAATATTGCTATTCCTAATCAACCAAATCAATTTGGGCCAAATCAACCAAATCAATTTGGGCCAACGAATCCTAATCAATATCAATACAATTGGGATCAAAATACTATTAATCCTTATATCCAACAAGGAAGTCCAATTAATAATCCAGCAGGGGTAGATCAAATACAATTTTTACAAAATCAAGGTATTGTTGTAGAAAATTTAGATGAATCTAGTTTAGCATTTTTACCTAGTATGGATCGGTTAAATACTGCTTACGACAGAATGAATACTCAAGTAGGTATGGCAAGAACTGGTCTTGGTTTTGATATGAGTGCTCAACAATTATCAGCTTC